TGCACCTAGGCTTATTGTACCACTAATTCCAGAAGTTAAAGCTTCAGATGCGTATAAATTTCTTAGTCTAGTACCATCAAAAGCTTGATGCACTGAATTTGTAGTATTAAAAATTACTGCTCCTGTAGCAAAATTTAAAACCTCAACCTCTGCCTGTGTAAAAGATGGTATTTTTTCTGGGTCTACAGCAGATAAATTTATTTCTAAAATTCTTACTAATCTATTAAATAAATCTGGAGTGACCTCATTAGTTGCTACAGGCAGATTAGTTTCTAATATTTTAGACATTATCTACGTCCTGATGGGTTTACATCTAATCTTGTAGCTCCTAATCTCCATTTAAAATCTTTTTGCCTAGCTGTTGGCGATAAATCATCGTCAGACTCAAAACGCAAAACAAATTGTCTGCCTCTTGTTCTGACATCGTTTCTGGATGTTGTGTTTTCAATTTGTGAAGTAGAGTCAGTAGAAAGACTTTCATCCGGAGCATTTCTTTTTTTTAAAACAACATTAATTGCAGGGTTTGGAGACGTACCAAAATCTGATAAAAATTTTATATCTGGAATAATTTTTTTTATAAAAGCAAGTTGTTCGCCATCAGCCACATCAAAATCTCCAGACTCTATAAAAACATTTGACATTGGGCTTTCATCATCGTTTGAACCGCTTTCATGGTCATATAAAAAATTGTTTGAGCTCACTATGCCGGAAGCTATAGGGTTTGAATTATTATAATCATCTAACCAAGCATATCTTGTTAAAGAACCAAGACTCCAAACATTTTCTTCGTAGTTATAAATAACATATTTAGAAATTTCTCCACTGCCTTCTGAAAGCGATGGATAAAAAAACCAAACTTCTGAAAATTGTGCATTTAAACCTGCATAACATTTATAAGCTTGAGACACATCTAAATCATCAAAAACATGGTTTTGCAATGTGCAAGGTATTTTATTTACCACACCATTGTAAATGTAAAATCCAGATTGGCTCATAAAAAACACGCCATTACTAGAATTTACAAAACCTTTTGGAGAAATTAAACCAACACCTTCATTAATTAAATTCAAAGAAAAAGTAAGAGGCGGACCAATAAACTGCATACTGTAAATAGCTGTGTCTGTCCAAACAACAATTTCTTGTCTAGTTTTTGTGCCAGCAATAATTTCAGAACCACTTGAAAGTCTTAAACTTCCTGCTGTATTAGTAGTTTTTGGTTCAAATTCTAATAAATTTTCTTGGTCAGAAAAAGCAATAAACATAGCATCTGCCTGACCTGTTCTTGCGGTGCCAGCATCGTTTAAAGCATCAGCTCCTAAAACAATTAAATGCCTATCGGTTTCAGAAGTTAAAACTTGTAAGCCTTTAGTAGGAACTAAATTTGCACCAGAAGTAGTTGATAAATCTACAGCTCTAGTATTTAAACCATCTGCTTCAACCCATCTGTATATGCTTCCAGCTCTAGGATTTATAATTAAATCTTCACCATAATTATCATGCGACCAAAGCCTTAGCTGATTATTTGCTGATAAAGAAGAGCTGCTACCAAAACTTCCTTCACCCCAGCCATTTACACTCCAACCTGTGCCTGATAAAAAAGTATCTGTACCAATATTTACTTGATACTTTCCAACAACACTTGAACCACCATTACCAGAGTCATTTGCATTTGCTGTAACTGTAGAGCCGCTGGTATCTTTAGCTGTAATGGTGTATGAATTAACAGTGGCAATGGTTGCTATTTCGTATTCTTGATTTAAAACAGCAGCGGTAATATTTCCGCTTCCACCTAAAGCGGCAGCTCCGCTGAAAGTTACAAAATCTCCTGCATTAGCACCATGATTTGCGTCTGTCACAGTTAAAGTAGAAGAGCCATTGCTTGCCGCAAAAGTAACATCTCCTGCTGCTGTTGTTTGCCTTAAAGGAGTAATGTCGTTGTAAGCATTACCCTCTTTTATATAATATTTTGTTGTGGTGCCAACACCTAAGAATTTATTACCTTCTACAGAAGTCCATGTAATTAAAGCTCTAGCTTTACCAAAAAAACTATTTGCTGTATTTTTAATCCAGCCACCTATTTTTTCTACTTTAGTCTTTCTAAACCTTATAAAATTACCATCAACCCAGCCGCCTTCATTTGAAAGCTCTGTCTCTTCTTTGTTAATACCAGCTTTAAAATTGAATTTTGTGAGAGCCATAAAAATAAACTTCTAAAATAAGAAGTTTAACACAATAACCTAAAATTTAGGCTAGTCTAATTATTGCACCTGTAGCTGTAGGCGAAGGGAAAACAACAGTAAAATCTCCAGCGGTTGATGTTTTGTCTCCGCCAAAGTCTATTGCACAAACAGCTTTATCAGATTGAGTGTCGTTATAAATCAAACAACCTCTAGCTGTGACTGTAGCTGTGCCAAAAGTCAAATCTGCAAAATCACAAACAGCTGTAGTTCCTGATGTTGATGGAGTTACGCTAGTTAAAGCATTTCCTCCAGCAGTGTAATTTGTTCCTGATGCTTGTCCTGTTGTTACATAAGCTGTTGTGCCAGCACCTAAAGTAGCACTGCTTGTGTACAAAGCTAATTTAAAACTATTACCGGAACTAGCAGTAAAGTTATGAGTTCCGACTAATAGCTCTTGTTTAAAGCTTGTAGCTATTGCTGATGTTATTGCCATATCAAAGCTCCTTAATAATTTTAGCCATGTCTTCATGACCTTGTTTTCTGAGTAAGTTTACCACAGTTGTTCTGTCCGAAGATATACTGTTTTTTATAGTCATAAGTATGACAGTATAAACATGATTTTGAAAAGCATAAGCTTGTTGTTTAACATGTTCTGGAGCATTTTCAGAAATTTCACATATTTTTTTAGTTGCTTGCTCTGCCCAAAACTCAGGAGTATGACCTCGGTTTTGAGTTGTATGAACGCTAATCTTTCCTAATTCAAAAAGAGAGTCTGCCATTATCCTTTATAAGGTTCTGGAGGTGTTTCTTCTTCTATAACAGCTATGTTTTCTTTTTTTAAAACATCTCTTATTTTACTATTAGGTTCTATAACCCATTGATTGTTATGTGGTACCGCAACAATCGGGTCAGCTAATCTATGATAACCATACAGCCTTTCTTTCAAAGGAACACTTGCATCAAGTAAAGAACTTCTTGGGCTAACGCCAATCATCATGCCACCTTCCATAACTTTTGAGCACCAAAATTCTACACAAGCCCTACCAGCTTCTGCAAAGTGCATGTCGCCCTTGTAAGAAAAATCTATACCATACAGTTCTAACGTGCCTACTTCATGATAGTAAGCAAAAGCAATAGCGTAAGCCACTGTATTATTAAAATAAGCACTTTTTGTATAATTACAAACTGCTTCTATTGGATATAATTCAGCACTTGGAACTCTGTCATCTAATTCACAAGTGTAAACAGGCACAGACAAATCAGGCAAAACTCTTCTCATTACTTGAGTTTGTTTGCCAGCATCATCACTGTCTAAAAACCTGCTTGGTGGGTCCATCATAAAAACTCTGCTGCAATTAAATACACCGCAAGCAGAATTTATACCCCAAACTTCATCCCATTCGTTGCTGTTTTCAGCACCGATTACAAAATCTATTTGAGATATACCAAGTCCTAGTAAGGCAACTCTTGCACCTTTTAAACTTTCAATTTTTTGCATTAAGATACTCCAATCCGAAGACTGTCGTATCTGTATTCATCTTTAACTTTTCTACCTTCTGAAAGATTTTTCATCCTAGCAACAGCCTCTTTAAATCTCGTTTCAAACGTAGCAATAACATCTGGAGACTCTTTAAGAAATATTGCTCCTTCTGCGAGACAGCCGCTAAGTAAAGCGTCTGGATAATCTTTTGAAAGAGTTGTTTGTCCACTATCACTACCATCTGCCAACGAATTTGGTTTAAATAAGTAGTGTAATTCTATACTAAAGTTTGCATTTGGAACAGGTGTAATCGTAAAAGAGTCATCTGAAAAAACAGCGTAGTATTTTGGTGTACCTGTTACTGTAGTGTCTGGAGAATATTCTTTTAAAAAAGAAGCGTGTTTTAAGTCTAGGTATGTATATACATTGTTAGAAATTACAGCCAAACTCATTGGTGCAAAAAAATCACTAGGCGTAGCTAAAAACCTACTTCCAGAAGATAAAGTTCCTGTGACATTTTTTCTTTGTTCCGGCAGTTGTACAAATTCAAAAATTCTATCTTCTGCTGATTTAATAATGTTATCTAAATTATTTACAAAAGTAGTTTCGCTTGACTCTAAATAATCTTGTATTGCTGTTTTTAATGTTGTCTTAGTGAAACTCATAATAAAGATTATACAACAGTTTAAGTTGTAATTTGTATTGTGCCCAAACCGCTTGTTACAGCAAAGGTAGTTAATTCTTTTCCAAGTTTTCCCTTACCTGTATTTGTGTAAACAGAAAAAAAATTATTATCATCACTTAAATCAGGTCTTGCGTTTTTTAATGCTTGTGCGTCTAAAACTACAGGTCTTCTATCTAATTGTGGATGTTTTGGGTCAAATTGGTCTGGTCCTACCATAAGACCATCCCAAGTCATTCTCATTTCTTTTAACTTATATCTAAAACCGGATATATCACAAATTCCATAAGCGTTTTTATTGCTAGCAAATTTGCTCATTTGGCTGAATTATAACTTCTTAAATCTGGTGCAATGTTATACGAAGACCTATCTTGGTCTTGTGAGGTAGCTCTTTCAAACTCTTCCTCGTAAATTTGTTTTAACAAAACTGTTCTTTCTGGAGCTCTTTTCATCGAAACATAATAAGCAAGACCAGCTGCTAAACAAGGATAAAATCTAAAAGGCATTTCTAAAGTGTTTGCTCCTGCGTCAGCATCATCCATTCTAGTAAGCACGTTTAAATGTAATGTGTATGTAGTAGATTTATCTGGT